CAGTAATGAGCTCATCTCACGGGACGAGGGTATGCACCAAGAGTTCGCCGTGACCCTGTACAAGAATTTGAAAACAAAATTGGACGAGGAGACTATTTACCGTATTGTCACGGAGGCTTGTAGCATCGAACACGAGTTTATAACAGAGGCTTTGCCCTGTAAACTCATAGGTATGGATGCTGACCAGATGGGCAAGTACATTATGTTTGTCGCGGACCGACTGTTGACACAGCTCGGGTGTAAACCCATGTATGGTCTGAGTAATCCTTTCGACTGGATGGAAAACATCTCGTTGGAAGGGAAGACCAATTTCTTCGAGAAACGGGTCGGCGATTATTCAAAGTTTATGCCTGATAGTAGCGAAATGAAGTTTGACGAGGAGTTTTGAGGGAAACGTAGTTTCCCGACGGGCGCGCAGCGACTGTCCCTTTCAAAACGCGGATTCTAAGAATACGCGCAGAACTTCCCTTTGACTCCGTTATTCATGCATTTGCCTCCACTGGAGCATTGAGTATTAGTTATGCACCGAGTGCTACTGAATTTCCAGCTCGCGAACGACGTCCGTGGACGCATAAACAAAAGGTATAGAACGATAAGCGCGAGAGCTATGATGATATAGTCGCGGCTCAGCTTCATCTTTATACTTACCCAAGATTTCAAATCATCTTGTCAAAAACAAACCGGTCCTCCTGGAAGTGCTTGTTGTTCTGATCGTCCTGATCATCCCGAGTCTCGAACTTGAGACCACCAGCACTTAGGTACCCTGAACGCTTCCCGAACAGGGCACCCAAGACGGCCATGAGAATCACAAAGACGAGTCCGTGAAGCAAAAGCCCTGGGATGGTTGGCACGCCGTCTGGGCCGGCTATCCAAGTTCCAATCTGACGGGTCGTCTTGTAGGACGCGGGGCTCGCCACGGCGGCAAAGACCAGTATGGCAAGAAGAGCACTCATTTAATATGTTGATACAAATTAAATGGATGGGTTCGCTATTTTTCTTTTTATAACGACTCTTATAGTTTTCATCATAACAGTCATACTGATACTAACCAATCCACCTGATATGGGCCCCTCAAGCTCTCCTGATGAGACGAGTTCTGGAATTCCTCTTCCTGACAGTACCATGATTGGTGCTCAGTGCCCTGTTGGGTGTACGTGCTTTCCAAACGCTGGGGCAACAACGCCGAAGGATAAACCAACGCAAATGTGTGCCGTGTTAAACAATGACGTCATGTTTGCGTGTCCGGCTCGGTGCTGTCAGCCAACTTGTATAAATCAGGATGTACAGGAAATTGAGCCGAGAGTGGGGAACTAGTTGCACCGTCCCCCGTAGCACGTGTGATAGCACTCGTCGCCGTTGTCACAATACTCACCGGCCATCTTTGGGCCGTAAAAGTTCGACTTGTGAACAACGAAAAGACGCATCAAAAACCCAACGACGAGTATGAAAACAATTGCGTGAAGCACAAGGCCTGCATTCGTTGGCAGACCCTCTGCGTTCGCGACCCAGCTTCCGAGGATACCGCGGACCGCCTTGTACGCCTCTGGGTTAGCAATCACCACGTAGGCGCCAAAGGGGATCAGATAGTTGAGACTCATTTAGTAATTACAGAGAGTTTTGTTCCTACTGACAATCAGCCCCGTCGTCGAAGGAGCCTGGGTGCATACGGCTTCCCTGGACACCGCGGGCATTGGTTGACGCGTACAGCTCCCCCTCGCTGATGTTCGCATTCAGGGCCGCACCCACACCGCCAAACCCAGACTTCTTCTTTCCGTAAATCAGACGCCACACGAAGTGAGCCACGATGACGAAGACCAGGGCATGCAGAAGCAGACCCGCGGTCGTGGGGAGGCCGTCAGTCGCCGCGACCCACGCGCCGAACACGGACCGGGTCAGCTTGAATGTGGCTGGGTTGGCCACCACGAAGAACACGGCAAAGGGAACAATCTTCTTCTGCAAGTCCATGTGCATTTGGTACTATGTACTGAGAAATTTAAAACACTCCGTACGTTGGGACGAGTTTCTTTGCTTGGACCTCGGGCTTGTTGTTAAACTGCTGCTGAGCGTTGTAGAAGACGTTGTTGTTATTTTCCTTCATGGGTTTGTTCTTAGGTAAGCGTTTCAGAACTTCACCATTCACCTTGGCAATGTTCACGGACCCGTTCGCTTTGAGAAACTTTGTGTTTTTGATATTAAAATTCAAGGCTGGTCGGTTCCTGAACTTGTCCCTGGCTGGAACCTGGAGAGACACGAGAATCTTATCAATAGTCTTCTTCTGGGCAGCACTTAAACGCGAGTCGTTTTTCAAGGCTGACCAATTGAATTTATTCATGTAAGGTCCGAACCGACCGCGTACACCAGGTTTCTGAGGGGTCTGAAGAATCTTGTACTGTGCCTTGCCCGTGGACTCTTCCGTATTTTGAACAGAATTGAGGACGTTCTTGACACGGGTCAAGAGTGGGTACTGTTGGTACAAGTCCTGTTCAGGACTTGGCCCTTGGCCCGCCGAAGATTGTTGGGTGGCGGCGGGCTGATTTAGTTTATCTGGATACTGTTACGAGCTTTCGTCAAGTTCTGTGAAAGGAGTTTTCGAATTTCTTCGTTCTTTGGGCTCGTTCTCTTGTTCGGGTGAACAGAAAGGAGCGATCTCGTAATAAGTTTCTTGAGCGCTGCCTGGTCCGCAGCAGTGCCACCGGTGAACAAACGATTCGCCTCATTGGCATACTTTCCGGTGTTGTATCCGAGAGTCGCGGCGTACCTGTACCATTCACCCGGGGTCATGTTCGGGCCATTCAGTTTGGCCCGGATAGCATTCACGTTACGGTTATTCGTCTTGGGAGCCTGGGTCTGGGCCTGTTTAAAGAGATTAGCCGTTCCAAAATTGCCGTTCACGTTCGGCGCCTTTTGGCGAACAAGACCCACGTAGTTCTTACCCATCTTGAGACCGTTCAGGACCTTCTTTTGACCATTCGTCAGACCGTTCGCCTTTGTGTTCTTCCAGTTGGCGTTAGGGTTCTTGCCTCGAATCTCTTTGATCGCAGCATTCACCTTGGCATTCGTGTTCAGATTTGTCAGAGTCTTGAGAAGGTTCACGCGCTCGTTTGGCTTTTTCAAACGGTTAAGAACTTCAAGAGCCTTCTTTTTGACGGCGTTGCTCGAGAAAGGCCCGTTGACCATCTTCTGGACCTTCAGGATAGTGTTGGTGTTCAACGAATTTCCAAGAGAATTGAGGTAGGCCAAGTTTGCTGCATTTGCCGCAGTGGGTGCAGAAAGTCCTGCGGCGGCAGCGCCTGCGTTTGCCGTCTGAGCCTGTTGCGTCGCCGGGGCGTTTGGACGCGCCTGTTGAGCGGCGTTGGCGGCAGCCTCGGCACCCGCCTGCTGAGCTGCGTTCGGACCCTTGTTCTGGCCAAGAGCTTGTTGCTGAGCAGCACCAGCGGCGGCCGCGGTAATTTGAAGAGGGGTCGCTCCCGCTTGTTGCGCAGCCCGACCCGCATTGTTTCCAGCCGTCGAAGGAGATGCGCCTGGAGGCGTGGTTGCCGCACCCGCAGCCGCTGCCGCCTGAACTGGCTGGGACGCACCTGCGTTTCCAGCGGCGGCCGCAGCAGCACCAGCCACACGAGCTCGCTTTGCGTTAATGTATTTGTGAAGCGCCTTTGCCATGTAATTGTTTATCGGGGGAACCTTGTTTGGCACGTTCCGATTTTTCAGGTACGATTGGACATAGATTCCAACGTTACGTTCGAGGTTCTTGTTCGCATTGTTCACGGTCACTGGCTGACGGCGAAACCTGGAGAAAAATCCACCAGTTGCGTTTGGCATGTCTTACTGAGTGTCGAGAAAAAAGGTGCCAAACACGGCTTAGAGGCTCGAGACCCTAATAGAGTAGAACACACAAGATGGCTACTCTCCAGATGTTCAACGCTTTCAACGCTTCCAACGTTTCCTTCAGCGATGTTCGCAAGAATGCCAAGGGCGGCAAGGCGGTGTACCTGAACCAGGTGGGCGGTGGCAAGTTGATTTTTCAGCTGCCTCAGCTTCGCGCACCTTTCGGTTTGAGTGAGTACAAGGACGAGCCAACTGGTCGCGTCAGCTACACTTTGCCTTTGAGCCTGGACAAGCCCGAGGTCCTGGAGGCCTTTGCCAAGTTGGACGCACGTGTCCTGGACTATATCACCGAGCACTCTGAGGAGCTTCTGGGCAAGAAGATGTCCCGTGAGGTGATTTCTGAGGGTATGTACAAGTCGCCCGTCAAGGCTGCGACCAAGGAGGGCTACGCGCCGATCCTGAATCTGAAGGTCATCACTGACCCCAAGACGGGCGGCCTGGCGACTGAGGCTTGGAACTCCAAGCGCGAGTCCGTGCCTCTGACGACCCTCGAGAAGGGTCAGGCTGTGAGTGCCATCGTCGAGATCAACCAGATTTGGCGCACGCCGGCTGGTGTTGGTGTTTCGATCCGCGTCCACCAGGTGATGTTCGCGCCGACCAACAAGCTCAAGCCGTGTGCGTTTCTTGCCGCGGCTGACGAGCCCGTCTCCGACAAGGGAAGCGAGGCTGCTGAGGACGACGACGTTGTCGAGTACGAGACTGACCCGGAGCAGTGAGACCGAGTCCATCGGACTCGTGATCCCCCAAGAGTCCAAGTCCTTCGGACTTGTCCAGATCCCTCCCTTTGAAATGTGAAAAACAGACCCGAAACTAAAAATATGTGTAATAGATATAAATGAGCTGGATAGACTCCAGACAATTTAAAATCGCAAACCGTAACGGTCGTCACTATGTGTTTCGTCGTAACAACGCAGGTAACACAGAGATTAACATCCCCAAAAACATCACAACAAAGGCGGAGGCGGCGCGTTGGCTCAAGGCGCACCCAAACAAGGTGGCCAAGCCGAACCGCTACAAGGGAAAGCGTGCACCCGTCAGAATACCTTCAGGCGCGAAGCGCGCCTATGACCCGTTCGCGCCCGTACTTGCACGCACAAGCCCTGGAAACTTCTTTAAGTACGAGTCGCCCAAGTACGCGGGCGTTGCTAGCCCCCCGAACGTAGGTGCGCCCAAGACGAATTTGAGCGCTTCAAATTTCAAAAAGAGTCTTCGGAACATGGTCAGTATCGGGTCGGGTCGCCAGGGAAGAGCCTACTCGGCGCGTCAGGGCAAGACGCGTTTCGTGCTCAAAGTTTTACCATACGATGGTCAGTCCAAGAAACGTGGTGAGCCTCAACCCGGTGACATAGAGTACGAGATCAACGCCAAGTGTGCTGCGGTAGCACCGAGCGGAGTTGTCAAGGTTTATTCACACATTCGCGCCTTGGATTTCGTCCCTTCAAAGAACCTCAAGAATGTTCCAAATCTGAACAAGCCGTACTATGACCATTCGAAACAGAACATTATCGTCATGGAAATGTGCGAAGGTGGGAGCCTAAATCAATGGCTCGGTCGGAACACCGCCACAGACGCGACGATGCACCAAATTATCAAACAGGTACTTGAGACACTCCGCAAGATACAAGACAAGTATCCTTATTTCAGACACAATGATTTGCACATGGATAACATCTTCGTATCACGCAAACGAGGGTTCCTCATAGCGGACTTTGGGTGGGCTCGTCTCAAGGAAAATGGAACGAATCCAGCAGTCAACACGGCCAACGGGACGACGACCGCTTCTCATTACGGCGTGGGTCCCAAGACGGACGCACGGTACGACCAGCACCTTATTTTGAATGAGTTGCGTGATATTGCTCTGAAAACTCCGGCCAAGTTCCCCAAGACCTTGGCCTTCCTAGACAAGGCGGTTCCACCTGGATACCGGGGCAAGACGGATATGCACGTCAACGATTTCCGTCTAAAATATGAAGACCCGTGTCCAGGTCTACCAACTCTTGATGCTCTTTTCAGGCTTCCCTATTTGCGTACAAAATTCGTTTCAAGTCCTCAACTGATAGGTGCCAAGGGCCGACTTCGCAAGACGGGTAAGGTGTTGACGCCACCCCGGAACCGTACACCGGTCCGAGCTCGAAAGCCAAGCCCGGCCAAGGCACGGAACTACACGAATGCCGAGCTCATAGCCCTGACGCGTAATCAACTCTTCAAACTGAGTCCGAAAACGAGGAACCGGGCCGTGAGACTCCGTGCGGCTGTTAAAAAGTCCCCACCCAAGCGGGCGAACAACGCCACGGCGCGTGTTAAGGGTGGACACGGACAAATCATCGCCACGGCCCGAGCGAAGATTCCCAAGAATGTCTTGAAGGACCCGCGTTTCACCAATATGTGGGTCAAAATCAAGGCTGGTCTGGTTCCCTATAACACCGAGACCGTGTATAACGTCGAGTCCCGGGCGCGTAACAGGGCGCGGAGTCTCATACAGAATCGGCTCGGTAAGGGGCTTCAGCCATTCTCTGCAAGTCCCAGGCGGAGGACACCGCCCAAGGCGGCTCCAAAGCGGAAGACCCCAAGCCCCGTGAAGAGGTCGAACGCGAGCCCTCGAACCCGCGAGACGTCCAACGTCCGTCTCCGTCGGGCGGTGGCGGGTGCTAAAAAGAGCCCAGGGTCGGGTCGTATGAGGATCAAGGCACCGAGCGGCCGGCTCGTATACGCTGATGGCGCCTCTATACCTATGAATTACCTCAAAAACTTTGCGAAGAGGCACGGTGTGAGTCTCAAGGGGGCTCGCTCCAAGGCTGCAATCGTTGAAAAACTTTTTGGTTGAATATAGTACATGATGGACTTGAAGCGCAAGGACATGATCATCATTGGTCTTTTGGTACTTCTGGTCCTTCTGTTGGCCTTTAAGGTTGTGTCCTTCGGGGACGCTCTGACCCCACCAGACAAGGGCAACATCATCGTGTATGGGTCCAAGACGTGTCCGTGGTGCGTGAAGCAGGAAAAGTACCTGATTGATAACGGTCTTCCATACACCTTTGTGGATTGCAAAAAGGGTCAATGCCCTGACTTTGTGTCTGGGTTCCCGACCCTGTTGGTCGATAACGTCATCAAAGTAGGGTACAATGAGGTCTAGGGGGGTGAGTGGAGGGCAGGTACTTTGTACCTGAACCCGGACCCGAGTTCCCTAGCCCCGAAGGGTCTTTATTTTTGTTTTAAAATTCATGGGTCGGACAAGTGCTTCGCACTTGGACTCCTAACACTTGAATGCCGCCACCGCCACCGCCAACAGGAAGGTGTGCCACAGAGTGTCCACTGGCTTGAGGATGCTAATGTGCTTCACCAGGGACTGGTTCCACAGGAAGCGGAGCAGGACCGTCAGAATGATAATGTAAATGGCCATGACGATCAGATTGTACAGGGCCTCCTTCTGGTTACGAGACTGGAGAATGTTCAGCATCTTTTTATTAGAAACACAGAAAAAAAGTTCCTAATAGTAAGATGAAGTACTTGACCGGGGCCGCGGCTATTAAGGCCCTGAAAAAGAAACCCGTCCTGAGAACCAAACGAGGAAATCAGATCAAGGCGGGTGCCAACAAATTAACAAGTTACGTTAAATACAACATAGGCGCCAAGGCCCGGCTTGCCCCTGGTAAGTCGAACAGGACTGCCCTGACCAAAGGGAAGCCGAACCCCTATGCGCCCAAATACACGTGGGCTCCCTGGGGAACGACCGGGGTCGTTCACGACAATTGTTATGACTATGCCTTTGGGTCCTTTTCTCCCGTGCGTCAATCGAAGAGCGTCCCTGGAAACCGCAGTGGCATATCAACGAATGGCATGACGTTCCGAACGTGTGAAGGAATAGCGAAGCGCGTCTTGGCTGATAACCCTGGAAACGTGTACCAAATGAAAAACCCCAACGCTCGGCCCAAGCCGGGGTTCTACAAGGTTATGTGTTTCGTGGCACCTTCGAACGACTTTGGAAACTCGACGGGCGACTTCCACTGGTACAAAGAAATCAGTGCTGTTCAGTACAAGATACGGCCGGGCGACACGGTTCTGGGACTGGCCAAGTTCTTCCGGGTCACACCCAAGACAGTACTGGCGGCTCTGGCCAAAGGTAGGGCTTCTACAAACGCGAACAACGGCCGAGTAGCAAACAGGAACACGGACCTCCACGTTCTGGGGAAATACAACGTCATGGCTCTGCAAAGGTCACAGAGGGCTACACGACAGAAGGATACTCTCCGTGTGCTCCAGAGGTACAATTCCCAATCGAACAACTCGCGTCTGACCCCCGGTAGAGTCATTGAGATTCCCGTGAAGCTCTGGAGTCACAAGACGGGCTGGGCCGGTGGACCTCTCATCGTGGATGCGTCGGGACACACGATAAGCGATCCGAGAAAGGCGGACAGGTGTTACAAGCCTGGGTTCCACTATACCAAGTTCTGTTCGGCGTATGGGGTTCGCCGTGGGTTTGCCAAGACGGGGACAAACAGTAACCGGGGTCGGAACTCTACAAACTATCAGGTGGGGCGGGTAAACCGAGTTCTCTGAGTATGTCCCTGAGTGTTTCTTCGGGATCAATATCGAACCGAATATCGGTTATGAAACCACCCTGTTGGGGAATAAGTTCCCGAAATTGAAGACCGAACCCTGTAAGAATACTTGAAACGTTAGAGGTTTCAAAGTCATTTACGTGTCGAAACGAATCTACAGAACGTTCGATGATAAGCCTACACTTGTACGTAGGTACATCAAAGGGCACTCGACACATGGGACACGTAGGAGTTTCCTGACACGTCAGTTTCCATCGGTTCAGGCACCTTTCATGAAACTCGTGCCCACACTCCAGTTTTCGTGTAACACTTTGTCCCCCCATGTTTGCAAGACAGACTGAGCACTGCGTCCCTCTGTGTTGCCAACACCTTTCTTGATCGGGTTCCCGTACTATTGTTTTACACGATCCCCCTGTGAGAGTACAAGCTCCACATCGACGGGGTTCGGTCATTATTTTAGTCCTGTATTACTTTTTACCGTGGGCGCCGCGCCTCATAGGCCCGAAGCTCATCTTGGAGAGTCCGTATAGCATCACGGTACTTTTCACGTATGTTGTCTTCGACGTTTTTGCGGAAGACGACTATGGGGTCATCGTCCTGTTCCATACGACACTGGGGACACTCAATACTCGTCTCGAACCATTTCATAATACACTTGGCATGGAACATGTGCTTACACTTGAGTTTCTTATCGTTCCTCTTGGTCTCCTCAAGACACACAGCACACGTGCTGGAAAGGTGTACACGACACATGCCGTTCTCGACCGCCCTCGCTCCGCATTTCTTCCCGTTGCACTTCAACAGGGCTGAGCAATTCATGATCTAATAGGATCTGACAGATTTCTTGATGGATTTCTTCCACACTCTGGTCTGCATTGATGACGTGAACTTTACAAGGTACGTTCCGTAGAAGCTTCTGGTACTCGACGTCCAGTTCCTTCCAGTACTCGAGGGTCACACCCGAGTCGCCCGCCTGGTGTCTCTTTTGTATGTGGTCCCAAGCACGTTCGGGTGATTTTGAAAGGAAAATATAGAGGTCCGGAAACCAAGCATATTGATCGTAAAATTTGGAATAGGTCTCGTCTTCACCCTGAGTCACAAGCTTTTGCTTGAGCAAAACGGCCCAAAAGACCCATCGAGAACTGAGGAGGGACCGCTCGTAAACGATCGTCTCTTTGGTCTTGAGAGGTCGGAGGGTCTGGAGAATAACCATGTGAAAATAGAATGCCCAACGTTTCGGGTCTTTATAAAATTCCTCGAGAGGCCACTCATCTATGGGCTCCCGGCGAACTCTGTATCCAATTTTCTCAAGCAAATCGAGCTGGGTCGTCTTTCCCGAGCCGATATTGCCGTCAATAACAATCTTCATAATATAAAAGCGCTTTATTCCTTTATTCGTTCTCTACCAGAACCACAACCTTGCCTGTCCGGCACGCGGCGTTCTTCAGGGGCAGGTTAAAGGCGTCGGGACCCTCGGCCTGAAGGGTCGAGCGGTACTTGTAATTATTCTGGAAAGCAATATTCTTGCTTGCCATAATCTCGTCGTTCAGAATACGGGAAGACGTGAACTCGGTCAGACACCGACCATCGGCCATGCCATAACGCTGTGACATTTGGTATTACACTATATTTTATTCGTCCTGGTGAGCACTTGCCCCCACTCCTCGAAGCTCGCCCCCATAATGTTGTTGAACAGCTCGGGTTCTGCGACCGCCTTGACCAGCGCGTCCGTGGTGATCACCTTGTTGATCGTCTCGTAAGCCCCTGCAATCTCGTCCAAGGTCTGGGCACCCGTCACGATAATCTTGCCCGTACTGAAGATGCTGGCCGTCACCTGCTTTTGCTCTGGTTTAGGCGTAAACTTGACCTTGACGGCGCTGTACCTGTCCGGGTCGAACGTCACCTTGAATCCTGGCTTGCATGAAAACTTGGCGATGACCTTGTTCAAGTTGACAGACGAGTTCAAAGAGAAATTGGTGTTGATCATTTTGATACTCGCCTCTTGGGTCGGCGGGAGCTCGTCAAGCTCAAGAACCACCTTCAAAATAAAGGCGAGTTGGCCCAGGATACGCTTACAGTCGAACAGGTCCGAACACCCCGCGACCTGAATCGACCCGTTGGGAAACAACTTGATACTTTTGCGGGAATACACATCCTCGTAGCCGATAGTCACCTGGTTATAAAAGGCTGTCTCTTTCATTTTCCATTCAAACCCACGGAACCGCGAACCCCGACGGCGGACTGTTATGGACCCAAGCTTGGCGAAATTCTCTCTAAATTTCTTCAAGTCAATATCCTGAAGAAATTTGGAACACATAGTGATGGTTGTGATCCGGACCCACGAGGGTGCGGGGCGACTCATGTCCGCCACGAGTCGCGACCGGATCGCATTCAGATTCTGAATGTACTGGAACGTGGACTCCATGCTTTGCTCTACACTCCTTAAGCTCTCTAGGCCTTTAAGCCGGGTAGGACACGTTTTTTTTCTAGTCTCCGCGACTGTACGGCACTGGCGCGTTCGATTCTTGCCTGTAACCTTCTTTTCGCATGGCTCTTAGTCCACCCTTTCGTCGGTTTTCTTCTTCTATCATTTTCTCATTCATCGGTCCTTGATCTTGCATAGCCATATACTTTGCTTTAAGTTGATCCTCTGTCAATTTCATCTCCGCTTCCACCGGGTTTCCTGCATAACCAAAATTTTGTGTCGCTATTTCTTGAGCCGCCTGAGCATCAAGTTGCTTTGCATTATATCCGTACATTGCTCGCCGTTTTTCTTCTTCTATCATTTTCTCATTCATCGGCGCTCTATCTTGCATAGCCATATTCTTTGCTTTAATCTGATCCTCAGACAGAAAAGGAGCCCCCGCCTCATTCCCTGTGAAACCAGGTGGACCCTGTGGACCTTGAGGGCCGTCTGGACCCTTGGGACCTTGAGGACCTTGAGGGCCTTGCGGGCCGTCGGAACCTTTGGGACCTTGGGGACCCTGAGGGCCTTGGGAGCCTGGTATGCCCGGGGGACCGGGAGGACCTGGGGGACCCGCGGGACTTGGAGGTCCCACGGGACCGGGGGAACCAGGGGGGCCGGGAGGACCGGGAGGACCGATAGAACCAGATTGACCAGCACCCATTATACTTTTTACTTGGTTTTTTTTGCAGCACGCTTGGCGATCTTGGCAAAAGGTGTTCGAAGGATGTTCGCCTTGAGAACCTTCTTGTAGTATTTCTTGAGTTTCTCGTCGTTCGGGTGGATATTGTGCGTCTTTGTGACATTGTGCGCTGCCAAAGAAATCAGACGCTGTTTCTTGACTGCTTCAAGCACACGGTTCAATTCAGCAACACGAGGCCGGAGGACCTTTTTAGTACGGCGAGTTCCCGCTTTACGTCTCCGAGTCGCGTGCGTCTTGGACATGGTGTTGAGACCTTCCAGAACGTGTACTGTGTTGTTCGGTCCCCCCAGTTTTTGGACGGCGTTCACGGCCGCCGGGCTGACACCCTTGACGCGGATAGCGTACGTCGTGTTACCCTTGGCCTCGTTCAAAGCCTCGGCCGCCTTGGCAACTTCAGGTGCACCCCCTGGAACTTGAACGACCGTATTCATCGCTTTGTTTACACCTCCTGCGTTGTTAATAGCCTGGCGCTGATTGGGAGGAAGTGGAGGGGGCGGTGGTGGTGGCAGCCCGCCTCCCGAGCCTCCCCCGCCGCCGTTCCCACCTCCCGAGCCTCCCCCGCCGCCGTTCCCGCCTCCTGAGCCTCCCCCGCCGACCCGAGCCGCCCGCCGACGACGCATAAGTTCCAGGAGTTCCCGTTCACCGCCTGTGTTCCGTACCCGACGGTAATAATTGGTGTTGCTTTCGTTGTAACGACGGGTCGGTGTGCGCCCACCACCGGTTCCCCTATTCGTCTCGCGTCCCTTGTTCCGTTTGAACCTCCGGCTCTGTTCCTCGAAAGCCTGACGTATATTCTCATTTGAAATCCGTCCCAAATTTGAACGCAAATTGGAAAGCTCACGGCCGTTACGGGTATCACGTATATCATCCACGACCATAGTTGATGCGTTCCGGCGGCCATTGAAGTTCCGAGGCAAAAGACGCAAAAGGTCTCCGAGCTTACGGGCCCGGCGTGATTTGCTATATTCGTACTTGATGTCCCGAATCGCCTTCTCGAGGGCCCTTCGGAGTGCATCTATGATGGATGGTTTGTCCTCGGCATATTTGCGCAACGCATCCAAAAGCTCACGGATACTCATCTTTGAGTAGTTACGTGGCTGTGTGGGTCCGGTAGGTCCGGTGGGTCCGGTGGAGGCGGTAGGTGGGACGGCAGGGCCCTTGTTTCGGTACCAACCCGTCTTCCCGTTACGCGTTGTAAGGACGTACCCGGGCATCGGAGGTGTTTGATTGTACGTGTTTCGTCCCTGATTATTGACACCCGTTTTTACAGGTTCAACAAAGTTTGGCTGCACGTTCGGCCCGGACGTAGGCATCTTACCTTTCCCTGAGAAAAAACCAGACCAGGGCCACTTGATGCCTTTCAGTCTATTAATGAGACTCAAGTGCTCTGGAGTTGGTTCAGTTTGCAATGTGTTAATTGCCGCCCCTGCAACTGGCCGGGGAACTTTTACGCCATTTTCGATCAATTTCGTGATGCCCGCAGCAACGTCACGTGCGTTTGCCTGCTTGATAACCTGGACAGCGGCGGGAGTCTGACCGCCAACCACGAGGGGTGGGATGGCCGCGACCGTCACGGGGCTCGAAAGCTTGACGCTATTTTGGATCAACTTTGTGATAGCCTTGGCGACATTACCTGCATTTGTTTGAGCAACAACCTGAGCCGCCACTTGTTCTTGACCACCAGTTTCCAGTTTAGAAATAGCAGCTTGACTCACGTTTGATGGAAGCTTGACGCTATTTTGGAACAATTTCGTGATGGCCTTGGCAACATCCTCCGCCGGAGCCAAAGTTACAAGTTTTGTAGCATTTTGGCCAACACTTTTCTTGATGATTGCCACGATACCAGGCACGATATTCTGATTTTGTTTCAAATTTGAAAGGCCCTGTTTGGGGTTGGCATGTGTTCGAATAATCTCGACGATTCTCTGAACAAGTGCGTCGTTGTTCGACATGACCTACTAGGGGCGGGGATAAAAAGACAGACCCCTTGGGGTCTGTTCGCCCGGAGCGGAGGGGAACAGCCCCCAAGGGGGCTGGTAACAAAAAACGTGTCCTGTACAGCCCAAGGCTTAGAGCTACACGCCATGTACCAGACAAAACAAAGCAAATGGCCTCGCTCCTCAAGACCCGCCTCATCTCACCGTATCAGCACGATGGCGTCAAGTGGCTCGTGGCGCGCGAGACGGCCGAGCTGAATCCAGGCGGTTTCCTGTGTGACGAAATGGGACTTGGTAAGACGGTTCAGCTTATCGCCACTATGCTCATTAACCCTAAGCCGCGCACGCTCGTGGTGGTGCCCAAGTCCGTGGTCGGACAGTGGTGTGACGAGCTCAAGCGGTTTGCACCGAGCCTGAGTGTAGGCACATTCGACGGGCCCAAACGTGCCTTGCCAGATGGTGCCTTGCCCAACGTCACGGTCGCGCCGTACTCGGTCTTAGCCGAGCGGAAGGGCGGTACGCGGTGCCCCCTGCTTGCTATCAGGTGGGATCGTATCATCCTGGACGAGGGTCACGAGATTCGAAACCGCAAGAGCAAGACGCACGTGGCGGCTCTGGAGCTCCGCGGGCCTATCCGCTGGGTCGTGTCGGGCACGCCCGTCTTCAACTCGATCCGCGACTTTGTGGCTCTGTGCGCCTTTGTGGGCATCCCCAAGGACGTGGCACAGGGCTACACGGACCGCGTCCGCGAGACGTACGTGCTCCGCCGCACCAAGGTTGACGTGGCAAAGCACAATGCGCGCCTTGAGCTGCCGCCGTGCGACTTTGAGAACTTGGAGCTGGAGATGTACCCTGAGGAGGCTGACCTGTACCGTGACGTGTTCGACCAAGGTCAGGGTATCGTCCGCTCCATATTCAAGGCGGGAAACGTGGCTATGCGCCAGATGGAGCTACTGGAGTGCCTCCTGCGCGTGCGCCAGGTGATGACGTGGCCCCAGATGTACCTGGACGGAATCGCGGTCAAAAACGGGCTAGACCCCGAGCCGTGGGTGGGCCGGTCGCGCAAGATGGAGACGCTCTTGGACTTGATCAAGCTCCACCCCAAGGAAAAGACGCTGGTCTTCACGCAGTTTATGGGTGAGATGGACCGGATCCAAGAGCTCCTGACCGAGGCTGATATCCCAGTCTACAGGATAGACGGGTCCGTCTCCAAGGAGCTCCGGGAGGAGCGGATAGCCGCGTTCAAGGGGTGCGCGTCCGCAAAGAGAGCCGCCCCGGTGTTCCTCATCCAGGTCAAGGCGGGCGGCGTCGGCCTCAACTTGCAGGAGGCGACCCGCGTGTATATCACCGCGCCAACGTGGAATCCCGCTACGGAGCTCCAGGCTATCGGCCGCGCTCACCGCACGGGTCAGACCCGCAAAGTGGTGGTGCGCCGCCTCGTGTACGCCGGCTCGGATGACGTGGCCAAGCCACTGCGCTCAGTCGAGGAGAGTATCCTGCAGCTTCAGGAGGGTAAAGCCAAGGTGTGCGCGGACGTGCTCGGAGACCCCCGCGTTATGGCCCAAGTGCCCAAGTCGACCAAGATGAATATCCAAGTGCTCAAGCGTATTTTCGCAGTGTAATGTAGTAGCGATGCCCAGTACCCCTAACCGCGTCCGGTCCCTGTCCCTCGCCAGAAACGCAGCGAACATGCGTCGGCTCGAAAAAAAGCGCTACGTAGCCCTCGTCAATCAGGTACTCCTCGCTGCCATGCACAACGCCCTCCCAGCCCATCTCAAGTCTCCCTCGAAAAAAAATAAACACAAGAAGTAAATGACGGTTGGTTCTCGCGCTCAGGTGTATCACGGTAACGCCACCCATACGGCCGGTGGTCTGACCAAGAAGGACCTCAAGATGAAGGATGGTGAGCTCGTGTCCAAGAAGAAGGCCAAGGGCGCCAAGTCCAACCCCTGGATAAAGGCGGTCGCAAAGGCCAAGAAGGAGCTCGGCATCACGGGCTTTGCGTTGGTCCAGGGCGAGCTTCTGAAGCGTGCCCGTGAGATTTATTCCAAGTAAATAGAAATGCCACTCCTTGGCCTCAAATATGCGACGAGTGAATCACTCGTCAATAAGATACTCAAGAAATCGGTAAAAAGGCGCACACCCCGGGCGTCAGCGCGGCGGGCGTCTCCTCGGCGGCGGGCGACGGTGCGTCGTTCCCCTCGGGGGTCTCCTCGGTCAAGGTCTTGACTTGGTAGGCCCGGATCGTCAGCCCCCAATTTTCATTATAAAAATACGTCGAGTCCACGTCTATGAGACATGATAGCTCTTGACCCCGAAACAAACCTTCCCGGACCTCAGGGTTGATCTGTTTCGAATTTTGATCAAAAATATAGACGGCATCATCAATCTTGATCCTCAATGAGTCTTTGAGGTTGCTGTTGAAAGGCTCCTGTGAGCACAACTGCGCCTCAAGAGCCCTCCACCACTGGATAAAGTCCGGGTCAGAAACACTCACCTGAAAACTCTTGTACCCATTCACGCCCCAGGTACATAGACCCCGTGGGACCTGGAACCTCAGAGGGCCACCCTTGTACTTGAACCGCGTTCGGTCCTTTGTCGTAGTGACCGTCTCTATTTGGCTCGTATCAATGTCGAACCAAAAGACCATATTTAAAATAAAAGTCTCGCTCTCTTTTAAATGGAAAAAACTTGGAAACATGCCGAAAGCAAGTCGAAAAATAACTATAATAAGAATTACGGACAGACCTGGAGTCCTTTTCCACCCGGAACCCGCGCCATCCTGACGCGCCGTCTTTCGGCTCTCATAAACAAAACTGCAGCAAACCTACGACGCCCAGGGGGAAAAAGCGTGAACAACATCAAGAGGAACTTTGAGGCCCAGTACCGAAACATAGAGGCCGAAGCACGTGAAAATGTCGAGTTTTTCACAAGGAGAAATAAGTCCCCGGCCAAAAGCCCGCGCTCCGTCAGGCGCCCTCCCCTTGCGCCCCGAAGTCCGCGAGCCGCCGCCGTTCGAAACAAGCTCGTCGCGAACCTTCGCACCGAATACGCGAAACTGATGAAAGCACGCAACTATTATCAGAGAGAAGCGAACAAATTACAGTCCAAAATTAATGCGATAGTAACATCGCGTCAGCGACGGTAAGTTCCCGTGAAGGTCTGGCCCCCTTGAACAGAATACGCATCTCCGTGACCCACGCGTCACTTTGCTTGATGGCGATGAAGGCCCCACAATGACAGTTGTATTCGACCAAGTGGTCTTCTTCAGCGTCGTTAAAGACGGTCAGACCGGCCGTGTGATAACTGAGTTTTATGGGTCTCCGAATGATATGACACCCAGGTATTCTCAGAATGTGTAGTGTTTCCGTTTCCATATTGTATACTATCCCGTCATGGGACTTGAGAAGGTACCAGAGTCTCCAGCTCTTTGCCTCGTCCAGTCTCTTGGGCTTAATTTTAAAACATAATTGAACATCGATGGATGGGTCCGAGTGTTCAATTATCCACCTGATAAGGTCTGTTGGAAGTCTTTTCCAAATCTGACTGTCCATTCTTTTACTTTCTTTTACAGTTTTTATATGGTGCACAACTTGCTCGCATTGTGAAACCTTTTATGGGCCCTCTGAGACACTTATTTTTGGGGAACTTTCGGGGCAAGGTAAAAAGTTTCTTATTTGTGAATCGAATACACACCTTGTTCTTGGGGCCGGCCCGGCAACAGGACTTGACCATCTTATAGTGTACTAATAAAATAATGGCTCCTCATTTCTGTTCCACTTGAAACCATTGTAGATCTGTCCTTTGTGTGTTATCTTAGAATTGTTATTTTTACGTGTCGTCACGAGCTTTCCATTTTTGTTCACACCAGTGACTGGAGTTCCGTTCGGGGTTTTCCCGTTCGAGTTCACACGAAGACCAGTTTGGGTCTTTTTTCCTTTGAAAAAATTCTTGAGACCCATTTTACTATTTTCTAAGAAATTAACCTAAGCTGAACACATCAGACACCCCTCGGGGTTTTCACGGGAGCACGCGAGTTTCTGTTCCTCGGTGGGCGCGACCGGCACAGTGATTTGGATAGGCTTCGCCTTGGGGCGCGTTCGGAGGTAGTACATACCCGTCTTGAGTCCCTTCCGCCACCCGTAAAAGTGCATACTCGTCAGCTTAGCACTCGTTGGGTCTTCCATGAAGATGTTCAGACTCTGAGACTGGTCTATGTAGGGTCCACGGTCCGCCGCCATCTCAATCAGACTTTTCTGAGGAATCTCCCAGACGGTCCGGTACACGGACTTGAGCTTGTCTGGAATGTCGAGGGCTTGGACCGAGCCTCCGTTTCGGATAATCTCCGTCTTGGTCTTCGGGCTCCACTTACCGATAGCCTGAAGGTCCCGAATCAGGTGCTTGTTGACCATGACAAACTCACCGGCAAGGGTTCGGCGGAGGTAGATGTTGGTCGTGTACGGCTCGAAACACTCGTTGTTGCCCATAATCTGGGACGTGGACGCGGTGGGCATAGGGGCTACGAGCAGGGAGTTGCGGAGTCCGTACTTTTTGATATTCTCCTTGATGATGTTCCAATCAAAAACGTTTGATGGTGTGACGCCCCACAAGTCGAACTGAAGCTGACCCTCGGACGCGGGCGAGCCTGTAAACGTCTCGTACCGGCCTTTCTTTTTCGCAAGAGCACACGATTCCGTGAGTGCTGCATGATACATGTATTCAAAGATGTCCTTGTTCAGTTTGCGAGCCTCGGGGGCATCAAAGGGCAGACCAAGCACCTGAAACACGTCAGCCAGACCCTGAACTCCGAGACCGATGGGTCGGTGACGCAGGTTGCTTAGTTGTGCAGGCCGTGTCGGGTAGTAATTCTCGTCTATGACCTTGTTAAGATTCTCAATAACGATTTGAACACATTCATAAAAATCACTCAAGTCAAAATACTTTTCGGTCCCAGAGGTTCCATCGGCCGCGCCCCACGACCGTTCCTTGACAAAGGCGGGCAAACACATGCTCGCCAAATTACACACGGCCGTCTCATCGGGCGTGGACACCTCCATAATCTCCGTACACAAATTGGACGACTTGACAGTCCCAATGTTCTTCTGGTTCGACTTGCGGTTCACACTGTCCTTGTAGCACATATAGGGCGTACCCGTCTCGACCTGGCTCTTCAGGATGGCGTCCCAGACCTCACGAGCGCGGACTTTACGCTTGTACCGCCCCTGGGCTACGTACTCGCGGTACATCTCGTTGAACTCGTCGCCGTACACGTTCTGGAGCTTCGGGGACTCGTGGGGGCACATCAAGTACCAATCACCGTCCGACTCGACCTTTTCCATAAACAGGTCGGGGATCCAGAGCCCCGTGAACAAGTCGCGACACCGAGCTTCCTCATCCCCTTGGTTCAGACGCAACTCGAGAAACTCCATGATATCGGCGTGCCAAGGCTCCAAGTACACGGCGAATGAGCCTTTACGCTTGCCACCACCCTGGTTGACGTACCGGGCCGTGTTGTTGAAGACCCGAAGCATAGGCACGATACCGTCCGCCACGCCGTTTGTGCCTTTGATGGGTGTACCGTTCGCGCGGATATTGCTTATGTGTAGACCGATACCACCAGACCACTTGGAGATTTGGGCACACTCCTTTAGGGTATCGTAAATGCCCTCTATGGAGTCGGACTTGGCCGCCAACAAAAAACAGCTTGACATTTGCGGGCGCTTGGTTCCCGCGTTGAAAAGCGTAGGGGTCGCGTGCGTAAAACGCTTTTGGGACATATGATGATACATTCGCTTCACCTTTGCAATATCGTCGTTCCCGTGTATCGCCAGAGCCACGCGCATAAACATGTACTGGGGCGTCTCTCCAGGGAGCAAGTACCCTTTTTGGAGCGTCTTGATACCAAAGTACCCAAAGTCATAGTCGCGCGTCGGCTGGATCAACGCATCCATATCGAGATGGACAGACTTCATAAACTCGTCAGACAGGATACCCTTGGCGTGGAGGGCTAGAGCACAGTCGCTAAAAGTCCTGGGGCAGGTCTTCTGGAGGTTCGAGACCGTGATACGCATAGCCAGGGTCTCATAGTCAGGGTGTTCTGTGATCATACCGATGGCCACCTCAGCACTTAGAGTATCAATCTCACTGGTCGAGATACCGTCATACATACTTGTGAACACCTTCTGGGCCACCTTGTCTGGTTGGACCTCCAGGACCTCAAACTCAGGTGCCATATTTAGTTTCGAAATTCGCTGAGTCACCTTGTCAAAGAGCATCTCGACCGAGTCCCCATTCCGCTTGATGACCTTCATTGTATTTTTAGCGTCGTATTTTTTTAACTTGCCTAACAATAATGAGTACGCTCGAAACGTATGACCTCAAGCCGATACGTCTGAGCACACCGACCCCACTCGGAAACGCCTTCTTTTCCGAGTTCAATCGCGAGAGTATCCACAAGTCCATCACTGACGGTATCAAGTCCAAGACGGGCTATGACCTTGACCGTCAGAGCGACGGGGACGTCCAGTCCCTGATGCGCGTCGTGTACACGGACCTGGCGGCCGACCCATACACGGACGTCCGGAGTCAGGTGGCACTTATGAATAAGGAGGTTATCAAGCGGGCAACCCAGACCATCTCGACCGGCATGCTCCAGCAGCTGGTGTTCCTCCGTGACATTACCGAAAACCCCGTCCCTCTTGAGATTCCCGTGAACACCAGCACGTACGGTAACAAGATTCCCAGCAATTTCAAGTTTGGAATTTTCTAGGGCGCCGCCGTAAATAAGTTCTGCGAACTTGGTAGATATGCGAGCCCTCGATGACCTACTTCTAGGTTTCTTGATATTCTTCGCCATAGAACGGCTCGTGCGTCTCACAAGCAACTCCATCATAGAACCTTGGGCCCAGAAGATTACAAACAATGAGAACGTAGTTGAAAACTGGAAGCTCGGGGCCGAGGTTTTGCTACTGATTGCCGCGTGCTTTGTTGTCGTGTACTTCAGGAAGCCTCTGGCCCGCCTCATCACTTAAAAGACTTGGGCGTTATGTATTCAATGAATAAGTTTCGTGATGAAACTGCGCTAATGTGTCAACAAAAGGGGTGGGACAAAGCACCAATAAGTATCGTTTGGATGCTTTTGAATGAAGAAATGGGGGAACTTGCGTCCAGTATCAGGCAGAAGAAACAAATTTACAAAAAGACTGGACTCAAGAAGGACAGAGGTACGGATATTATGATGGAGATGGGCGATGTGTTTAGTTATCTGTTTCAGTTGGCCTCCATGCTCAACATAGACCTAGACGAAATGTGGGAGCTCCATCAGCAGAAGGTCAAGACCAAAGTCTACTCGGTGAACAAAAATAATGTAAGCGTATTCTAGAACAATGGCATCAAATCTTATGATAGATGACCGTCTGCAGATTGACCTCTTCAACCCGACCACGTGGACGGGTGACTTTGGCATCAACAAGGATGGTTTTCGCAAGGACGTCTTTATCGATGGCTCGTACACACGAGCCATTGATGAAAAGCCAGTAGATTACAGTGACACGCTCGACCCGAACCTCAAGCCTCGGGATCTCTCAGGGAACGTCTACCTCAAGACCATAAGCCCCAACTACGCGCCCCACGGCGCGTTCCCTACCCGCAAGATGGAGTACTCGGACGGTACAGTGACCTGGTACCGTCCAGAGCTTCCGTGGTGCTGGATGAATGGTGGCGACCAAAAGAGCGGACCATTCAGGATAGCAAAGAGCCCGTTGTTTATTTTGATGGTTTTGGTACTCGTGTTTTACATCTTGAGCCGTCTCAAAAAGTAAGAACCTTGGGTGACACTACTTTGACCAATTTCTTTGATAAATTCTCTTTTTCAATTTTGGACCGTGAATCCAACTTGGGGCAACAGTGTACCTCGAGTTGAATGCACTTACAACAAAAAGACCCAGAACACTCGCGACACGTCAGAAACCGGTTTTTGTGTTTACACTCTGGTTTCTTCCCAAAGACTTGGTTGTACGAGTCGAGGTCCTCCGAGTCCATCATACTACCTCACAAGCAATTTGTTTCTTAAAGTGGAGAGGCTCGTCCAGAATCTCGCAGAGTCCGTGAGCACGCCCCTTGAGCACGCGTTGCCATACCCTCTCGAGCACAGGGAGGGTCCGGGCGAACCACTCACGGTCTCGGTGGACACGGACGACTACGAATTCCTCGGGTGATCGAAGAACTCCGTCTTCGAACTGGGCCGGTCGGTATTGAACAAAGTCACACTCCTCCAAGTCAGTAATCTCGAGTTGGAGTTGGACTTGGGGCCAGTAGTGTTTGGGAACGTTCGACTCAATCTTACGACTCATAGGACACTTAATTTCAACGAGGATACCATCCTCGGTGACACCGTCAGGTGATGCACCAAGCCATGGGTAGTCCCTGTGTTGGACCAGACCAATCTCATGGGACTTTCTGTTATATTTTGCGTCATACAAGTCCCGAACTATAGGTTCGAGTAACGTCCCGTGGGCCGTCGCTGCGTTTCCGGCCCACTTTGTCCGTAGGACCTTCTTTTTGACAAATGCATCTTCTGATTCGTAACGACTTTCGCCAATCGCACTTGCTGCGTCACTCGCTGTGATCATATTCTCACGGAGGTCTAACCATTCCTGAGACCTTTGTTCAGCGTATTCTTGCGCGATGAGTTCACGGGCTCGGAGTACTGTTGGACTTTCCATTGACGGGTATTTTCTTGTTTTTGAAACGTGGATCCGTCTTAAGTACAATCTCTGCGGCGTTTTGCTCAGCCTGTTTCTTCGTCGTTGCAAACCCGGACCCACAATCCATACCGTCCACAACGACCGTTATGAAGAATTGTCCGTTGGTTTGTCCGTCCATACGGTACTCGGGCAAGGCGTACTTGAGCGCCTGACACCATCGCATGAGCTGGTCTTTCCAATTGTCGTCGACAAGGGACGTTTGAATCTTTGTGAATGACTCGAGGACAAACCGCTTGGCGTGCACCATACCCAAGTCCAGATAGATGGCACCGACAAAGGCCTCGAACACATCCTCCATGATGTTCTCATTGGTGTTCCAGCCATTGCGCTCACCCTTTTCATCCATCAAAGTCAACTTGTCCAAACCAAGCACTTTGGAAATTTCGCAGAGCGTTTTACCCCGAACCATCTTTGTACGGGCTTTCGTCAAGAACCCTTCCTGTTCCTTTTCGTGAAGGTCAAAAAGGTGTTTCGTGATGACAAAGCCGAGTACGGAATCGCCCATAAACTCGAGCGTCTCGTAAGAACCAGTCAGACCTGAATAGCGTTTCAGGGCTGACTTGTGCGTAAATGCGCGACGATACAGTGTAAGATCTTTGACTTTGGTCCCGACCAGAGCATTCACGACATCACGTGAAAGTTCTGGAGGGGGGAGTTTGACAACGTTAGTTTCAGACTCAGGCTCCATTGTTTAATTTATATTACACACGAGGTTTTGTTTTAAGTCTCTTTGGTCTAGGCAATGGTAGCGGCAGCTGCGGGCTTGGCGACCTTGGGGCGCATCTTCTTCTCCTTTGGGGGCTCGGCCGACCCCGCAGGGGTCGTACTCTCTCCGCCCGCGGCAGCGGCGGGGGTCTCAGCAGCAGCCTTCTTCGCCCGGGGCTTCTTCTCGACCGGGGGCTTCTCCTCCTTGATATAGTGCGGGTTGATGTACTTCTGGATATTCAGGAAAGTCACCTGAATACCCTCAGGCACCTGCAGAATGTCCTGCAGAGTGGCGTCCAGGCTGATGTTCTGACCAGCCTTTAGACCCTTGGCCTCAACGTACTCGTTCACCTTGCGAGTCACCTGAGACCGAGAGATCTTCTCGTCTGCCGCCAGACCCAGGAAGGCCCGCAGCTTCTCGGAAACGCCCAAAGGCTTATTGAAGCCGTTGTTCTTGGCACGAGCCGCCGCCTTCTCACCCTCGGGGTCCTCAAAGTGCTGACGAATCTTGCGAATGTCCTTGCGCAGGGCGCGCTGCTCCTTCGCGATAGCCTCAAGGGCCGCGTTGAGAGTCTCGAGAGTCACGGGAGTAGGAGTAGCCATGTGTGCTTTGTACTATAGGAACGACGGGACTCTTTAAGCAAGGAAACACGCCAAGATGAGTACCAGGAGCAACGGGATCAGGGCGATCAGAAGTACTTGCCACACTTTATAGGTTGGCAACTGTGTAGGGGTCGTTGATTGAATACCGCCCGGCAAAAGTATACTCGAGGTTCCTATCTCGGTCGCTCCGGGGATATAAGCCGCCTGATTACTCTGTGGAAGGTTCACACCGTACCCAGGTGGCAAATCGATACCTGCAGACGGGCGGACCTCAACACGTGTCACTGGATCTTTGTTTTCACATTTGCCGAGACAGCACCCTGGGTCGCAAGGGTACACGAGACCGCTCTCTTTGCTTACGTACCCACACATTGTTGAATAAAAATTCAAGGGGTCTGCCAGACAAGAGCAATCGTTCAAAATGTACTTGGCCCCACACGAATTCATGTACTACTAAAGTTAAAGATTATTTTTGTATATCTAATACAGATGGAGTACGGAAAGCCTCAGAAGCTTCCAGACGGTCGATATTTCCTGCGAATTTCAGGAAAGACTCAGCAGGTGAACGGTCTTGTGCTCCAGGATTCGCTCGAGACCAAGACGGTCAAGTTCAATGTTCCAGAGGGTACAGATATTTTCAAGACAATTGATGAGGAACTCCTCGCCCAGGCCAAGACGTGCAAGGTGGAGTGGTTCGGTAAGGAGCTCTCAGACGAGACGATCCTGAATGCCTTTCAGGAGAGTGTGACGGACGGTATTCTGGACGCCTCTTTGGCCACAGTCAAGGGTCAGGTGACCACGACCGCTTTTGATACACAGAAGAACCCGGTCGAACTCCAGGCCGTCAAGACGGAGACCAAGTGTGATGTCGTGCTCGAGCTGGCCGGTCTGTGGTTCCTGAAAAAGTCATTCGGTCCCATCTGGCGCGTGCTCCAGGTGCGCGTCCGGGGTGTTGCCGCCGCTCCGACGCCCAAGGAGTACATGTTCACGGACGAGCCCGTGGACGATGAGGACCCAGCGGATTTCCTCGACTGAAAAAAGTTCCAGGGAGGGGCTTCGCGTCTGCAACCGGGCCGGACCTGCCCCACTTGGAAAAAATATCCCAACTTAGTATAAATGAATCGCAAGGGTCTCGCGATCGTTGTCCTCGTCGTCATTATTTTGTTCCTCCTGTTCAGCGGCCGGAAGAGTGGGTTCGCGATGGTCAGCCAGGGCAAGGCGGGTGTGGTCGGTTCCAATATCGGTGACCGGTCCGTGACCAGCGGCGGTGCTGCACAGACCGGCATGATCATGCCAGCTCCTCTGAGCATGGGTGACAACATCGGTCAGTCCGTGTCGTCTGCCAGCCTGATCCCCCGCGACGTTGTTGCCACCGAGGATTTCGGTCAGTTCAGTCCAGACAAGATCCTGGGCAACCAGAACTACTTGGACCCACGCAGCCAGATTGGTTACCCCGAGACGCTGGGCGGTGTTCTGCGTAACGCCAACCGCGACTTCCGCAGCGAGCCCCTGAACCCCCGTACCCCAGTGAGCATCTTCAACCTCAGCACGATTCCCCCAGACGTCATGCGGCCCAAGTTTGAGATTGATTATGAGTATCAGTAGCCAGTTCCGTAGG